TTCATCCCCACCTATCCCTGCCTGCTTGCTCGCCCTTATGACGAGAAGAACATCAAGAACATCAAATTTCCGGCGTACAGTCAATTGAAGGCTGATGGACTCCGTGCAAACGCCCTTGTGACGGGTGGCAAGGTTACACTTTGTGGAAGAAGCGGGCGAGATATCGACCTGCTCGGTGAGTTGGACCGTGACGTCCTGTTGCTCACCAAGCGTTACGGCGATATTGACATGTTCTTCGACGGCGAATTTGTGGTTGTTGATGCTTCTGAGCAAATCATCGACCGTAAAACCGGCAACGGCATTATCAATAAGGCGATTAAAGGAACCATTAGTAAGGAAGAAGCAGCTATGGTTCGTTTCCAGGTCTGGGATGCCTTCCCGCTGGAAGAATTCTACGCCAGGCAATCCAAACAAAAATACTTCGATCGTTTCGAGCGCCTTATCAAGGCCATGCACGAGATTCGTGCCTCTTACGATGGTGTTGATTTCACTGCCCATGTGCTTGCACACGGGCCTTTCCGTATCCGTCCTATTCCATTCAAGATTGTGAATAGTTTGCCGGAGGCTGTGGAGCATTTCGAGTTGCTCCTTAGCCAGGGTCACGAAGGCACCATCCTTAAGAATTACTCTGCCGTTTGGGAAGACACGCGGAGTAAGCATCTGGTTAAGATGAAAGCTGAGAAAGATTGTGACCTTGAAATTATTGGTTGGAACCCCGGTACCGGTCAATTTGAAGGTATGGTCGGCAGTCTTATCTGCGCAAGTTCCGACAGACTCGTTGAAGTATCTATTAGCGGCTTTGATGTGCCGACTCGAAAGTGGATTACCGATAATATCGACAGCCTCATTGGCAAAATCGTGACTGTGCTATATAATGAGCGCATCACAAGCAAGGAAAAGGGGCGTGCGAATGTGGATTCGCTCTTCCTCCCAAGATTTGTGGAGTTCCGCAACGATAAGAACGTTGCAAATAGCAGCAAGGAAATTAAATGAGTACTGATAGACTGTTGATTGGTGTACTTGCTATTGCAGTTCTCTGCTTCACAGGTTTGGTTGCACAATGCAGTCACCGTGTCGGTGAATGCAAGAAAGAAGCCATTAAGGCGGGCATCAAGACTGAAGATATTCGTTCTATTTGCCGAGAGTAAGGAACAGAAATGACTGAAGCAAAATACATCATGGTGATTATGGTTGCCTTTCTGGTTGTGATGTTTGGCAGCGAAGCTGTCAGCAGCTATCAGAAGAACCAATGTAGGCAGGCTGCCCTCCAAGCGGGCAAAACTGTCGACGAAATCAACAAACTTTGTAACTAATGGTAGCTCCCGGGCTACCGGGAGAATATCATGGAACCTAAACTACTAACAAGAGAAGCCTTTCGAGAAGGGGTATTTGCTCGAGATGGCTTCAAATGTGTCTTCTGCGATAAGCCGGCAGTGGACGCTCATCACATTCTTGAGCGTCGACTATGGCCCGATGGAGGGTACTACCTAGAAAACGGTGCTTCAGTCTGCGAGGAACATCACCTCGCTTGCGAACGCACCCAACTTTCGGTTGAAGACGTGCGTCACGCCTGTGGTATTACCAAAATCGTTGTTCCGCCGCACCTTTATGACGATCACATTTTCGATAAATGGGGTAATCCCGTGCTCGAAGATGGTCGCAGAGGAAAAGGAGAGCTCTTCTATGACGAATCTGTACAAAAGGTTCTAAAGGAAGGTGGAGTTCTCGACTTGTTTACCTCTCGTGTGAAGTATCCTAGGACGAACCATCTACCCTGGAGTCCTGGGGTCAATGATGATGACCGAGTAATGCAGGATCTTTCACATTTCGTAGGTAAACGTGTCATTGTTTCTAAGAAGATGGATGGCGAAAATACTACCATGTATAGTGACCACATCCACGCAAGAAGCATTGACAGTAAAGGCGGCGCAGACCGTGCGTGGGTCAAGCAGTTCTGGTCCAGTATCGCACACGACATCCCGCTAGATTGGCGGATTTGTGGCGAGAACCTGTGGGCAGAGCACTCGATTCACTATAGCGACTTGCCCAGCTACTTCCTTGGTTTTTCAGTCTGGAATGATGGCATTTGGGACGAGGCAAAAATCCGTGCTTTGGAAAAAAGCCTTGTGTGGGACAAAGATGAGGGCTATGTCGTAAGACTTGCCGAAAGTTTCACATATGGCCAATTTAAGAATAGTATTGCGAAATATGTCCGTAAAGGTCATGTGCAGACTACTAAGCATTGGAGAGCAGGGAGATCTTTTACTCCCAACGACCTAAAGAAATAATCCAAATGACTGACCTGAAGGCGCCGTAGAGCGCCTTTTTTTATGGCCTGAAAGACCTCTAGCCTTGATAAATAAGTGTATTGAATACTAGGGGTTTCTAAATGTCAGACATGCAGAAATGGCTAAAGCTGATGGAAAGTGTCCATCCTGTTGTTGCAGATGCACCTGCACCCAGGATCTTTGAAAGAGATGCTACCGTCGTGCTTGGTGCTAATGTTGGCGGCGGAGTAGGTAGATTCGTTGAATTTACAACCGAAGGTAAGGCACGTATTGATGTCAAGGGTGTTGTAAGAGAATTTGCAGAAGGTGACTTTGCTTTGCCAGAAAGAGATATTGAAAACGGTAACGATTGGTTCCACATGTCTGTAATTCCGGGTACACCTGGTACACAGAATGACAAGCCAGAGTTCCGTCCCGGCGATATGGTTAAGATTGCCGATGTTTATGGAACTGTTATTGGTCCAGGATTTGGTGTATTTGTAGGATACGGCACAACAGGACAGGATTGCATTGTTCTTTTTGATGGTAAGCAAATTGTAGTTCCAATTGAGAATGTTGCTTCGGTACTAGAACAAGATGCAAAGGATAATTTTGGAGAAATGGATAACGACGGTAATCTATCTCCAATGTCATTCGGATCAGACAACGTAGTGAAAATTGTACAGGAGCCAGCAATGGATCAAAAAGACGAATTTACAAAATGGATGGAGGCAGTCGAAGAAGCTCTTAAGGCCGAAGGTCAAGAAGTTGTCGAAGATGTCCCTCCAATGACAAATGAATGTGGTTGCGGTTCCTGGGATTGTCCAGTCTGCTTCCCAGATCAAAACGAAATGCCGGGTATGCACGGTGCATTAGATGGGCTAGGCGGTGCTAATGTTGCAGTTGATCCGATGTCTATGGCAGCACCTATGGATCCTATGGCGCAAATGGGCGGAATGCCGCAAGTTTGCGCATCTTGCGGCGGCGCATTAGATGACGGACACATGCACGAGCCAAATGTGGTTATGGGCGGTGTTGAGACAGGGCTCGAAGAAGTAGACCCAATGGATGACATGGGTGCCGACGAAATGATGCAAGCTCCAATGGAAGAAGAACCAATGGAAGTTCCTGGCGAATCTCTTCCACGTTCTAGCGACGGTCGTGGCGTAAAGCTAGGCGATATCGTTCAGCACACTGAATATAGAAAAGTTGGGCAAGATTCTCCACTAACATACGGTGATGAAAATCTTGACGAAGTTACTGATGAATTTGATACAACAGAACCAGATTGGGATGCAGATCCAATGGCTGTCCGTGACTATCATAACACAATGGCAGGTGCTCCTCAATCCGAAGCCGATGTTGAATCAGCATTGGATATGATTGCTACTATCAAGTATATGCAGCAAATGGGTTTGAGCAAAGCATCACGTGACTTTTCAGAAGAAGAAATGGCAAATATGGGCCTACCTCAGCTAAAGCAGGTCCATCAAGAAGTAACTGGAACAATGGCAGAGGAAAGAACTATGAACATGGAAAATGTAGATCCCGATGTAGCAGCAATGTTGAAGACTTTGCAAGGCTATGACAAAATGGTAGCAGAAGGCAAAAGAAAACCTGACTTCAAGGATGTCGATAAAGACGGCAACAAGAAGGAGCCTTGGGTAAAGGCCGAGAAGGACAAAAAGGAAGTCAAGGAGTCAGATGACGACAAGAATCCTTGGGAAAAGAAGGCCGACGACAAGAAAGACGACAAGGTCACTAAGACACATAAGGGTGGAACTGTTACAAAGACTGATACTGGTCTAGTACACAAGAGCGCCAAGTATGGAAATCAAAAGGATGAAGTTAAGGAATCTGCAGAAGTAGATCCAGAAGTCCTTGAGTGGATGGCACGTCTAGCTAAGGTAGCAAGATGAAAATTACCGAAGTAGCATCTCAGGATATTCTTACAGAACTATCTACTGAATTACTCGGCAGATATAAAACAGCAGCCGGAAAAGCTGCTTCTGCTGCCGATAAGGCTGGAGATGTTGCTACAGGTAATAAGCGTTTTAGTGGAATTGTAAAAGCAACAAAAAAGCAGTTCGATAACGACGCAAAGAAAAAGAAATAATCAGAATTTTCTCCTGAAAACTTGACCCTCCAGTAAGTAATAGTTATACTGTTACATTACGGAGGGTTTCTTATGAACCGCAAAGAAGAATTTCTACAAAAATGTTTGGTTCTGGACACAGAAACCAATTCTGACGACTACAAGATTGCCGAAATCGTCGAATCCGGCTTCGTTATTAGAGAAAACGATGATTGGACAATCTTTCAAGAACTTCACAAACCCATTGATAGACCTATTCCACCAAAGGTCGAGTCTATCTGCTATATTACAAACGAGATGGTTGAAGACAAGCCATCTTTTATCGACAACCGAGAAGTATTTCAAGCTGTTGTTGATGGTTACTCCGATGGTTTCCTAGTAGCACATAACCATTTCTTTGATATGCGTGTCTTGGGTAATCACGGTGTCGACACAAGCAACCACACCTGGATTTGCACATGGAGAATGGCCAAGAAGTTGTTCATGGATACTCCAGAAGTAGAAGAAACCAATCTCCCATATCTACGCTTTGCGTTGAAGCTTGATGTACCTATCGAAATGTATTGCCACCGCGCAGGAAACGATTCCTTTATGACAGGACGTCTATTGGAATTCTTTGTCGATATGATGGAGGCACAAGGGCTGCTGGATGCATCCAAGCCATATGGTCCGCAAATTGCAGAATGGGCTTCTGCACCTATTATTTACGAGCGTATGCCATTTGGTAAGCACAAGGGCGAGAAGATGGTAGATGTACCTCACAGCTACTGGCAATGGGCCATGAAGAATACACAGTGGTTTGATGAAACTGCCGATAACTTTGATCCTGACCTAATGGCAAGCATCTATAAGGCGCTTGAAGATCAGTAATGTTTGGTATTCTGCGTAATGGTGAGAAATTATTA